AAGTGAAGTGCTAGGTGTAGTCCCGAAGTACCTGAGTTTAGTGTAACTAGGTGGTCATTATTCAGCACTTCCTTTAGTTGTTTTTCAAATATTTCGACTTTCTCTCCCTGACCTATGTATCCACTGTTGAGTACTTTCCCTACTTCCTCAGCGGCTGTAGGTGCCATAAATACTTTAAATAGTTGAATTGTTTCTTTCGGCTTCTTCATATTGTTTTAATTTTAATTCGATAGTGTTTAACATCTCTTCAGGTTTAGTGTGCCCAAAGTAGTGAAGTACTTTTGACTTGAACATTACCTCTAGACTTAGATATGAAGGATAGAAGTAGTACTGCTCAGGAGAAAGTAATTTATAATTATCACTACATACTCTATTTAGTATAGAGTGAAAAGATTGCTCTTGAGTATCTATTACTGTTCTTTCCCATCCTTGCTTCTCTATTCCTTGTTCATCATAAATTCCTGAGAAATTGAAGCAAGTTAGTAGTTCACGAAATGTATTTGAGTTTAGAAAATTATCAAAAAGTTTTAGATTCATTCCTTGAAATCCTGCATTTACTCCTACATTTGCATATAGGTCACTTTGTAATATGTCAGTTTGAAATAGGCTACTTAACTGCTGGTGTAAGGCTTTATCACATCCTGAGTTGGCAGGTTCACTTATTCCGAAAGGTACTTTATTTTCTATGCAATCTCGTAACTCAGTTAATTCGTAACTATTAAATATAATATCATATTCATAAGCCAATGCATACTCATACCTTAACACTCTTCTTAAGTAGTGAAAGATTATTATGTGGTAGAAGTGCACAAAGTTGGAAACTTTTGATGTTAGGTCTTCACCTGCATAGTCGCATTCTTTGAGATAATCTAGCATGTCCTGTGTTGAGTACCACGTAATGTTAATTGGAAGTTTGTCAATCTTCTCTGACCACTCGTCAGTGTAGTCTGGTGAGTGCAGTACAATGTGCCAGTCAAATTCCATATCAGGAAAGTACTCTAGAAGCTGCTTAATACAAAAGTACTCCAACTTACCTTTTTTATGCCAGAGTCTTGCAATAGCTACATTTTTCATATTATTTTTTATAAAATTTATCTAGGTATTCATGTAAGCAGACTTTCCAATTTCTCATATAGTTTCTATTCAAATCGGTAAGAGCTTTGTTAATTAATTTTTCCGAGTATGGGCGAGGTGCAAAGTACTCCTCTTTGTAGTAGTCGCTATCTACTTTACTAACTGTTAGTCCTAAATTTAGATATTCATTAATGGCTACGGCTGTTTCATATCTACTAGCCTCACCTTGACTTACCATGTTATATAATCCGTAAGGAAGTTCCTCTTGTATGTGTTTAAGTATTGAGTTGGCAAAGTCATAAGTATATGTAGGTACCCCCAACTTATCGTCCACTACAAATAACTCTTTTACTCCTGAGTTTATTTGTTTCATGATTTTGTTTACAAATTTTTTATCTTTAGAAGGACCTCCTCCCATCATCCATCCTGCTCTAAAGATCCAGTACTTTTCATAGCTTTGGTTCAGTAATAACTGTTCAGTATAGTACTTACTCTTACCATAAGCACTTAGTGGATAGGGAGCATCTTTTTCTGTATAGAACTCTTTATCGTTTCCAAAAATTCCTGCTGTGCTAATAAACACATATGGAATGTTTAAATCTTTTGCTAGATTAAATAAGTGTACAGCTGCAATTGTGTTTGTTAAATAGCAGTCATCCTTCTCTTGTTCACAGTACTCTAGGTCTACTAACGCAGCAAAGTTTAAAATAATATCTGGCTTATGTTCAGAAATGGTTTTGCCTGTTGCTTGCAGATCTCGTATATCACAAAACTCAATGGCTCCTTCAACATCCTTATCTGTCAATAGGTAGTTTGAGGTATCTACGATACCCTGTAAGGTTGTGCCTAACATTCCATTAGCTCCTGCTATGAATATTTTCTTATAATGTGTCATAGTAATTATTTTGTCTTTCTTGTCTGTCGATTGTCTTTGGGTGATATAAAGCCCATTCCTCTTCTGGTGGAAGCATTCCGTGTATCTTAAATCCTTCTAGTACTTCGTGTACTTTATTGACCCATCTTATATGAGGAGCGTTCTTGTAAATTCTCATTTGCCAATCAGCCCAGTTAACCCATCCTTTTTCATTTACATTCCATCCCCACTTCTGAATATGCTCTTGGGTTAATCCTTCTACAGTATTTACTCTAGGTATTCTAAGCATATCGACATCGTTAGTCTTCAGCATTTCCGGTAGGTTTTCAATTAAATTGATGTGAGGAATCTCATCAGCATCTATTTGGAAGATGTAGTCGCCTTTGCATAGAAGTGTTAGTTTATTTTTCCAATCAGCAAAGTGTCCTGTAAAATTATCCTTTGCTACAAAGATGTTTACTATTTTATCCACTTCATCTATATAGTCATAAACTTCCTTACTTCCGTTTAGATCATATAAGATTACTATTTCATCTTCTGTACGTTTGTTGGAAAGGAGGAAGTTGACTAGTCTTTTCACTTCCTCCAATTCATTACAAACTGTTATTGCATAACTTATTTTCATATTATTAATATACAAAATCTATTCCGATTGTGCAACTTCTATATCAAAAAAGTTAATAGCATCTAATGCTTCCATGAAGTCTTCTTTTTCAAAATGCTGGATGTTCTTCATATCCATCTTAGTTGTCTGACCTTTTGGAAACTTTGCTTTCTCCTCTTCTAAGATTTCAATAGAGTTTACTGCAGCCCATTTCCAATTGTCTTTTGAATTTCCATCTAAGAATACCATTCCTTTGTTGGGAAGTGTTACTGTTGCTGGGAACCATACTTTCTTATCTTCGTCTATGAACATCAGGTCCTTGTAAAGTTCTGGTGATGCTTCTAAGGTTTTTGTTATTAAATCTCCTCCTTCAACCATTAGAGTTGAAGTTGAGTATCCACAACCAAAACAGAAGTGCGTTGTTACTTCCTCGTTCACTGCTTGCTCGTAACAAGCATTACCTCCACAATGTGGACAGTCTATCATCTTTTCTTCCATTATACTTTTTTTAATTTTGGTAGTTCAATTTTCTTGAGTGTTGGTAGTTTTAGTTGTACTTGCTTAGGAAACTCAGGAATGTATTGTGTTAGAATAGTATCTAGCGTTTCTCTCATCTTTTCATAAGAGAATTGTGTTCTTGACTTATGTCCTTGTCTCTTTGCTAATTCCTTATATGTTTTGTAATCTTCAAAAACATCTTTAAGTGCTTTTCCTGTAAGTGCTTCATCTGGTCTGAACCATTGACTTTCTTGTAGAATCATCTTATCAATAGCTGCTGATGGATGTACATTTGTTAGGGTTCCTCCAATTTGTTTTGTGAACTGAACATCTAAGAAGTCTGTATGACCTGACCATCCTGATGCTATGATTGGTTTGTTTACTAAACTGAATTCTAGTAAAGGTCTTCCGAATCCTTCTCCTTTTGTTAGAGAGATCATTGCTTTTACTCTACCGTGATTGTATAGTTCATTTACTTCTGCATCTGTCATATCTCCGTGAAGTAGATATACATTTGGTAACTTACCTTTCACAGTTTGTCTTATTGCATCTATTTTATTTAAAACTTCTTCTCTATCCATAATGGAAGTTCCACTTCCTGCTTGCACTTTCAAAATAAGTCCAGGAGCATTCTTTTTATTTTTAAATGTTTCTAAGAATGCTTTGATTGTGTATCCGATATTCTTTCTGTCTTCTCCTAGTACTCCTGGAAGCCAGTGTCCTACTGTTAGGAAGCAAAATTGTTCTTCGATTTGATCTAAGTCAAGTTTAACTGCTAGTGGTAGTGGAGTATACTTTTGTATGTCTGCTCCTTCAAATACAACCTCTACTTTTGTGCTTAGTTGTACTACACCTGTAACTTGACCTGTACGATTGTCTTGCATATTGAATTTACTTTCTTCAAATACCTTCTTAGCATGTTGTGCAGATACTAATACTAGATCCATATTGTTGCATCCTTGCAACCAAGTTGCATCACAAAGTGTTGTTTCTATTCCTGCCGTTACTCCAATGTTATATTTACCAACCTTTTGGAATTCATTTGGTACTGTAATTTGAACCCAAATGTCTGGTTGTGCTGTTAGTTGTGGAATAATTCTAGATGCTAAAGATTCGTTGTTGTGATCTTTTAAGTATCCAAATCTTGTATTACCCCATCTCTGTGGTAAAATTTTTACATCATACTTATCTAAATCTATAATTGATTGTACGAAATCTCTTGCTCTTGCTCCGTATCCTGAGTAAGTGTCAATTGGACAACTTACTACTAATGTAGGTTTGCTCATAACTAGTATAGTAATTTATGTGTTATACGTTTTTTAGGTCTGTCTGTAATCTTATGTAATTCAAATCTTGCTCTTGGTACAAACTTTTCAAATGATTGATCCATTGCATCAATTACATTTTCACACATTTGTCTTGCTGACATTCCTGATTCATCTGATGTTACCCACTCTCTTGCTTTTAATCCTTTAGCATCTCTCTCTTCTTTTGGTAGATTGTAAACGTCTTGAATAGCCTTTGCTACATCTAAAGGTTCACATCTGTCATCAAAGATATAAGGAGTTGGAACTGATCCTACTAATGATATGTTTGAAGGGAATACTGGTACTGCCCACTCCCCATGCTGTTTGTAAGTACCTCTATGGTTAGATGGAAAATCTGATGTAAAGTCGATCCACTTACCATTCTCATCTACAAATCTCATTTGATCTTGCATACCTCCTGTTACGTTTGCAATAATCATTCTACCTGCCATCATAGTTTCAGTTAAAGATAATCCCCATCCTTCATTTGAAGTAATAAGCATTCCAACATCAGCTATATTGTAAAGTAAATTCATTTGAGGAGTATCTAATTTATCTTGTGAGAAAAATACATTAACATAACTGTCATCACAAAGAGCTTCTCTTACTGCATAAAGATCTGTACCATTCTCATCGACAGCTTGTGTATGCATCACTAAAGCACATCTCTTTGCTTTGTCTTGTCCAATCATATCACAGAACATTTTATAAGAAAGGATTACATCTCCTGGAGACTTTCTTCTAATGTTTCTTGAATTGAAAAGAACTACGAAGTCGATTTGTTTTTCTCCAAACATATTGTTTTTAAACTGTTGAAGTAGCTCAAAGTTTTCATGTCCTTGTCTAATTGGAAAGAAGTGTTCGTCATTTATTCCATGAGGAACGTACTTAATAATTTTATCCTTAGCTGTCTCTCCTAAAACTATTTCGTTAATATTTTTAGTTTGTTTTGAAATAGCCATTAACAAGTCACATGATTCGTAGTACGATTTGTTATAAAGAGGTGCTGGAAGATCATCCCAAATGTTTAAGTAGTGAATTGGAATTTGATTTCTAATCTCTCTTTCAATTTCAAATAACCAAGTCCAATATCTTGGATCTGTAAAGATAAAGATTGCATCTGGCTTCTCTTGAGCGATTAAGTTTCTAATAAGCATTGCATCTCCATATCCATTATTAGGAAGTACTCTTACCCATGAATCCTCTAACCCTGTTAGATCGTTTACTTCTGGGGAGATATCGAAACCTTTTCCTGCTTCAGGATGGTTGATTGCTGCTCCTACGTTTAACCAATTGAAATGGTGTGCTGTTCCTACGACAATCTCTCTGGCCATAGTTGCGATACCAGAATGCATCCTAATATCATCGCATAACAAAAGAATCTTCTTACGATCCTCTTTCTTAACATAACGAAATTTTTCTTTCATGTAACTATTTTAATTTAATATTTGTTTGTGTGTGAAGTCTCTGCTTAAACCCCTCTTCTGTAATATACAGAAAAATTGCTCTGTCTACAAGCTTCTGTAAGGAAAATTTATGCCTTACGCATTGTTCTTTAAATTCTAATAGAAGATCCTCTTCTACTTTAACCGATGTTAGTTTTTTAGTGTTCATAGTTTATATACTTATATTTATATATAAATATACCACTATCCTAAAACCCCAGCATGACAGTGGTCGGTTCCTTTAAACTCACAGAACATACAATTAGATCTTGAAGGTGTCTTATCATATTCTTTATCAATATACTGTCCATGTGAATCAAAAGCATCATTGATAAACTTTGAAAGTGCAGTAGTGGCTTGACCTCTTTTAATCTTTCCTGAGGGAGGTACAAACTCTTGAACTCTTCTTCCCATTGCTGGGAATTCTGGATTGGCTGGAACTTTTCTTTTAACTATGAAATACTTTACATCTACTTTTTCTACGTCTATGTCAAATTGTTTTGCTAAGAATTCTTTGTAAAGAAGTAGTTGTGCTAACTTTTTATCATCTTTCTTTGCCCAATCATTCCATCCCGAGGTTGATGTTTTAATATCTAGAATGATGTATTTGTCATCCTGTTCATCATATAAAACAATGTCAATATATCCTTTGAAGAAAACATTCTCGGCTATTTTATGTACTAGAGGAATCTCTACTCCTACTAGCTTATAGTATTTAGTTCCAAAGTAAACAGAGCGTTTCTTACGAACGTATTCTAAGATCTCGACTCCATCACTATGAAACTCAGAAAGCTCCTCAGAGGTAGAAAAATGTTTTCCGTACTTATCTTTTTCGTGAGCATAAATTGTTTGCATTTTCTCCAATAGGAGAATACTCAAATTCATCTCATTGGACTTCTTTACTGTTCCTTCATACAACTCTGTTAACCATTCTTGCATTACTTCATGTACTGCTGTACCAAACACTGTGTGAATAGAAGGTTTATACTCTTGCAATCCCTTAACATACTTTAATGCCCATTGGTGTGGACAAGTGTTGTATGCTAGAGTTTGGCTATACGATATTGATTTGCTGATGTTGTAATCTATAACTGGCTTACAGAAGTCTCTTATCAGGCTTACCTGTTTAAGAAGTTACTTTGCCATCTTTTAAGTTTTTGATTTCTCTTTGTAAATACCATAAAGCTTTTTCCAATTCCTGGATCACATCATCCTTCTTTCCAGCTCTTGAAATGTACTTCACTGTATTTCCTAAACAAAAACTCAATCTCCAAGCTTCAATAACTTTAATTGCTTCATAAGGATTGTTTACTCCTCCGTAGTGATTTGGATGGTTGACTAATTCTTTTTTTGCTTTTGGCTTTTCTTCTTTGTCAAAAGTAAAGATTG